AGCGGATGTTTCATGCGAGCGAGGCGGATGAAGTGCTCTACGGCGGTGCGGCCGGCGGCGGAAAGAGCTATGCGATCTGCTGGGATGCATTTATGCGGCTGATGAAATATCCGGGGACGCATGCGTATCTGTTTCGGCGGACATATCCCGAACTGGAGATGACGCTGGTGAAGACCATGCTGTCGATCGTGCCCAAGGAGCTGGGCAAATACACGGCAAGCACGCATGAATTGAAGCTTCCAGGTGGAAGCGTTGCGCACTTCTGCCATCTGAGCAATGAGGGCGAGGGATTGCTGAAGTATCAGGGCGCGGAAATCCACTGGCTGTACTTTGATGAGCTGACGCACTTTACAAAGGGAATGTATGATTATCTGCGCACAAGACTGAGAGCGGAAAAGAAACTGGGCATCACGCCATGCGTGCGCAGTGCGAGCAATCCGGGCGGACCGGGGCATGCCTGGGTGAAAGCGCGATTTGTGGACAGCACGGACTGCGGTCGGGTGATCCGGGAGATCCCGGTGAAAAGCGAGGTGCTGGGCGATATGAGCGTGCGCAGGGTTGAGTACATTCCGGCGCTGGCGACGGACAATCCGCACATCAGCAGAGACTACATCTTTGAACTGGAGCAGAAGCCGCGGGCGCTGCGGGAGGCGCTGCTGCTGGGCAAATGGGATGCGTTTGAGGGACAGGCGTTTCCGGAATTTACAGACGATCCTGCGCACTATGACGACGGACGATACACGCATGTGATTCGTCCGTTTTCTATTCCATACCATTGGCCGCGGTATGTGAGTTTTGATCACGGATACACGCGGCCGTTTTCATTGGGCGTATGGGCGGTGGACGAGGAGGGGCGGGTTTACAGATACAAGGAATGCTATGGCTGCGTGGCGGGAGAGGCGAATGTGGGCGTGATGCTTTCGCCGGGAGAAATTGCGCAGGAGCTTTCCAGACTGTTGGAGAGCGAATTTGAAGAAGGAATACGGCCTGTGGGGATTGCGGATCCGGCGATCTGGGACAGGAGCCGGGGGATGAGCGTGGAGGAGCAGATCCGCAAGGGTTTTGGCGGCGTGACATTCCGAAAGGGAGACAACACACGCCTGCCGGGCAAGATGCAGCTGCACGAGCGGATGAAATGGGACGAGGACGGAAGACCGATGCTCTACGTATTTGAAAACTGCCGGGACTTTATCAGGACGATTCCCAGCCTTGTTTATGACAGCCGAAGGCCGGAGGACATTGACACCAGCGGCGAGGATCACATCTATGACGAGACGCGATACTTTCTGATGAGCCGGCCGATTGCGCCGCGGGCGAGGACGGAGAGAAAAAAAGTGAAGGGCTTTGACCCGCTGGGAGAATGATGGGAAGACGTTGGGGATGAGATTCCCCAAAGAAAGGAGTCTGGATGAAAAAGAGACCAATCGGCGATGTGCGGCGCAGCGAACTGCGCGGGATGGAGCAGCCGATGAGCGAAAGGGAGAGAGCGCTGCTGAGGCGCGGGTATGCGCTGTTTGAGCACTTTCACGAGCAGCTGCGCGAGGAGCATGAGGAGATGCGCCAGGCGCGCAGGATGCGCGCGCTGAAGCAGGATGAGCGCAGCGGCACAAGCCCGACGATGAGCACGCTGAACAGCTGCGTGGACAACGTGGTGGCGGATCAGATTGACAACATGCCGCAGGCAGTGATGATCCCGGAGCGCGAGGAGACGATGAAGAGCGCACAGGAGATGACGGACGTGGTGGGGTTTGTGCTCTATCATGCCGGCTGGCCGGGCAAATATCAGAGGATCATGGAGGACGCCGTTGTGGCGGGCACGGGCGTGGCGCAGGTATTCTGGGACGACGATGCAGAAGACGGAGAAGGCATGGTGAACGTGCTGTGCTGGCATCCGGAGGACTTTTATCCGGATCCGATGTACGAGGACATTCAGGACGGCCGGGCATGCTTCAAGGCGACGCACACGACGGTCGGCTGGGTGGAGGCGCATTATCCGATCGCGCGGGGCTATGTGGCGGGCGACGAATACGCGCACAGGGACGAGCACGCCATGATGCGCGAGCCGGACGGAGACAGCAAGGTGACGCTGATTGAATTCTGGTATAAACAGTTTGACCCTGTGCAGCGCAGGAGCATCGTGCACATGGCGCAGTTTGCGGGCGGCGCGCTGCTTTGCAGCACGGAAACAGGATTTGGATTTGACCTGGAAGAGGGCGAATACGCGCAGGGTGTATATGCGCACGGACAGTATCCGTTTGTGCTTTACCGTTATCGGGACGTATGGCGCAGGCCGTTTGGTTCGGGTTTGATTCACGATTACAGGGAGACGCAGAACGCGATCGACCGCTATGCCAAATACATCGACGACAATGCGCGCGAGAGCAGCGTGCAGCGGCATTTTATTCGCCGGGGCAGCGGCGTGAATGCGGACGAAGTGGCGGACATGAGCCGGACGGTGATCGAATGGGACGGCAGCGACATCCGGGAAGTGCTGCAGACCGTGCAGGCGCAGCCGATCAACAGCCAGGTTTACCAGATGATGCAGTACATGGCGGACGCGATGAAGCAGGACTGCGGCCAGAACCAGTTTGCCCGCGGCGAGGGCGGCCTGAACGTGACGGCGGGCACGGCGATCAACGCCCTGCAGCAGGCGGGCAGCAAGATTGCACGCTGGCACACGGAGCGGTTCAAGGACGCGTTCCGGGAGATGGTGGAGATGATCCTGTGGGTGCTGAGCGAATACATGGAGCCGGGGCGCAAGCTGCGCATTGTGGGCGCGAGGGACACGCTGGTGGAGCTGATTGCGCCGGATGCGCAGCGCGAGGCGATGCCAAGGCCAGCGTATTCGGTGCGCATACAGATCCAGCGCAGCAACCCGGACGAGATTGCCAAGGACAATGAATTCCTTTTGCAGGCGGTACAGATCTGCGCGCAGGCGGGCACACCGCTGCCGGCGCATGAAGTGATCCGCCTGATACAGGGGCAGCGGATCCGGGAGAGCGTGCTGCAGGCGATTGAGCGAACAGGAGACGAGGGGAAGAATACTGGCAAGATCCCTGAGAGGGGTTTGCAATAAAGAGAAAGGAGAAAAACAATGGAGGACAGGATGATGGAGCAGGCGCCGCTGAACGCGCAGGAGATCTCGGGTGAACTGATGGAGGACAGTTTGGCCCGCGAAGCGCAGGAGGCGCAGGAACTGGAAGCGGCGATCCGGGAAGGCATTGGGATGCTGTTTGAGGATGGCTGGACGGGCGAAGAGCTGACGGCGCTCTCGCAGGACGAGGGCGTGCGCGCTGATGTGGCGCAGGGCAAGGAGCTGATCCGCGCGGCGGCGGCTTATCTGAAGCGACAGATGGCGGCGATGCATCAGGCGCCGCGCAGGCGCGGCGTGCCGGTGACGCGCGCGAGCGCGGCGGGCCACGTGGCGCAGGGCGACCGCATCGAGGAGATGAGCGACGCGCAGTTTGAGGAATTCTCCCGCAGGGCGCGCGCGGCAGCGATGATGGGCAAGAAGGTTAAGATGTAAGGGCGGCTTAAAACAGGCGCGAAGCGAACATGGGGAGTCTGAGGGGCGAAGTCCCACAGGCGGGGTTCGGGGGCAGTCCCCCGAAAGAAAGGAGAATGAAGAATGGCGTATACGAGTGAAAACACGAACATGACGGCGAGCGGCGGCCTGACGCCGGGCATGCAGACCTATTACAACAGGGAACTGCTGCGGACATTTGAACCGGAATTGGTGCATCTGCAGTTTGGCGACGAGCACAGGATGCCGGAAAACAGCGGTCTGGTGATGAACATGCGCAAGATCATCCCGCTGGAGGCGAATACGGCGACGCTTGCCGAGGGCGAGCCGGGCGAGAGCGTGATGCTGACGGAGACGGAGGTGACGGTGAAGCTGGAGCAGTACGGCGAATATGCGCGCTGCACGGACAAGCTGGATTTGTCGCATCTGGACATGAACATCCTGCGCAAGACCAAGCTTTTTGGCGACGCCGGCGCGCGCAGCATTGACGCAGTGGTGCGCGAGGAGCTGGCGACCTGCACGAATGTGATCTATGCGAACGGCAAGACCAGCCGCAGCGAACTGACCAGCGAGGACAAACTGAGCACGCGCGAGCTGCGCAAGGCTGTGCGCAAGCTGAAGA